ATTTCCCCAGATAAAAATGCTGCCCTCTCTGTTAACACCCGAGCACGGGTGACACCCCAAGAAAATGAAAAAGATTCTTGGTACTCGGAATCTCAGATTAGCAAAATGTCTGACAAAGAGTTCAGTCAAAAATCTGAAGAAATCGAAAAGGCTCAACGAGAGGGTAAGTTCCATTACGACATCTCTCGTAAAGCTCGTTAAACTCGGGGAGTGTAGGGCCGCTTAGGCCACCCCTACCTCACAAACAAACAAACAACTACGAACAGACCTACCCATGAAATATGGCCGGACAATACGTCCCACCCAAATATAATGGCCTCTGTGTGTAATGTGCGTTACTACTTTCAACATTCACATATAGGATATATAAAATGGCATTTCCTACCGCCGCAGGTTATGGCAACCTGCCCCTTGGTAACTTCTCTCCCGTAATCTTTTCCAAGAAAGCCCAACTGGCTTTCCGCAAACTGTCGGTTGTAGACGCTATCACCAACTCCGACTACATGGGCGAAATCTCCAACTTTGGTGACTCGGTTCGCATCATGAAAGAGCCTGAAGTGAGCGTTGCTCCGTATGCTCGTGGGCAACAGATTGTCGCGCAAGACCTGCTCGATGAAGACTTCACTCTGACCATTGACCAAGCCAACTACTTCGCGTTTAAGCTGGATGACATCGAAGAGGCTCACTCGCACATCGGTTGGATGGACGCAGCTTCTAACCGTGCTGCCTACCGCATGAAAGATAACTTCGACCAAGAAGTTCTGGGTTATCTCTCGGGCTTTAAGCAGACCACTCAACACCAGCCTGCTTCGGTTGCTCGTGTTGCTGGTGACATTCCGGGGACTCGTGCAATCGCTACTGCAACTGCTTCGGAACTTCTGGCCTCCAACATCCTGAAGAAGGGTGACTTTGCCACCATCACGACTGCTGGTTCTGCCGACCACTCGATTCCTCTGGCAGCCCGTCTGCCCGGTGCTACGGCTCTCTCGACTGCCACCATCTCGCCTCTGACTATGTTTGCTCGTATGGCTCGTCTCATGGACCGCCAGAACGTAGACCAAGACGGTCGTTGGCTGGTTATCGACCCGGTTCTGATGGAAATTCTGAAGGACGAAGACTCTCGTCTGATGAACGAAGACTTTGGTGAGTCTGGCGGACTCCGTAACGGCCTTGTCACCAAGCGCCTGCATGGGTTCACTGTGTACGTCTCCAACAACCTGCCCAAGATTGGTACGGGGCCGGAAACAACTGGTACGGCTAACCAGAACACCAACTTTGGTGTTGTTGTTGCTGGCCACACTTCGGCTGTTGCCACTGCTGAACAAATCAACAAGACTGAAAAGTACCGTGATGTGGACAGCTTTGCTGACGTTGTTCGTGGGATGCAGCTCTATGGCCGCAAAATCCTGCGTCCGGAAGCTCTCGTGACCGCCAAGTACAATATCGCTGGCTAATCTGGTTATATAGGAGACTAAAATATGGCTACTCTTCAATTCCCTCGTAAGGGGGTTGCTCGTCTTTCTGCATCGCCCATCGCTGAAGTTCGCGTCCTTGATGTTGAACTGAACCTCGCTACTGACGTAGTAATGGGCACTGCCACTGACGACATCGTTCTCGCCGACATTCCTGCTGGAACTATTGTTCTTGCAGGGGGCCTTGAGCAGCTTGTTGTTGGCACTGGTACGGGCACCCTTGTTGCTCGTGTTGGTACGACCACTGTATCGGCTACACTTGCCTCTACGGCGGCTGCCCATACGGTAACTGCCGGTGCTGCAATTAACCCTGTCATCGCCACGGCTGCTACCACCCTGAACCTTCTGGGTGCCACTGCTGTTCGTACTGACGGTGTGGTTCGTGCATTCTGGGTTGTGGTCGAGGGGCTTAAGCCCGCTCGTACTGTGTCTGCACAGCGCGACGCGACTCTCTAATAATACTGGGAGGGGGCTTAAGTGTCCCCTCTCCTTTTCCCTATGAGGTGCTGATTTGGCTTACAACTTCTTAAGTTTAGTTAATAATATTTGTGGGCGTCTTAATGAAGTGCCTCTAACTCAGTCTAATTTTGCCAGTGCAAATGGCTTTTACTCACAAGCTAAAAGTGGGGTTAACTCTGCTCTTAATGAAATTCATCAGGATGCTTTTGAGTGGCCGTTTACAAATGTTGTCAGAACAGACACTCTAGTTGTCAATCAAGCTAGGTACACACCACCTGCTGACACCAAGAGCATTAATTTTGATAGCTTTCGGCTTAAGGGTGATTTAAGTAAAAATGTACAGACGACACGTCTGGTACAAATGGATTATGAAGAATATTTGGATAAGTATGCAGACGCGGATTTTAACCCCGGAGATTATGCAAACATCCCCCGCTTTGTTTTCAGGACACCTACAGTTGGTTATGGAGTTTATCCTCCACCGAAAACAGATTATGAGCTTGTGTACGAATATTACAAGCTTCCGGTAGAATTAGAGTTGTACAGTGATGTACCTCTTCTGCCAGAACAATACAGACATATGATTGTCGATGGTGCTATGCACGATTGCTTCATCTTTAGGGGAGACCCAGAGGGTGCTGCTGCAATTTGGGATAAGTTTAAGCAACGGACGAAAGACCTTCGTAAGCTTTACCAAAATCGTTATGAGTATGTCCGCAGTACAGTAAGAGATTCTCAAGGAAGACTTGGCAGAGGTTATTGGTAATGAGGACTTTTTGGGAGACTTTTCCAATCGAATTTAAGGGCGGGCTAATGACCGACGGTAGCCCTCTGCGACAGGGTATTAATTTCCCCGGAAGTGCCTCCCAGCTTATTAACTTTGAGCCTTCTATTGAAGGCGGTTATAAAAAAATCTTAGGCTACAACAAGTGGACAAATAATGTTGTTCCCGGATCAACAAATGTACAAGGCGTAATTATCGCCAGTGCTGATGATGTGATTGCAGTTCGTGGCGGGAAGTATTACGTGTCCTTGGCAAAAGCCAACTGGGTACAGAAACTCGATCTTGCCAGCACATCTGGTCAGAAAATTCGACACACCCTGTTCAACTTCAACGGCACACCTAAAGTGTGTATGGTGGACAGCCTCCACAGACCCGTGTTTTATGAAAGCCTCACTGACACCATTGTACAGGATGTTGCTGCTCCCTCCGATGTTTTGGGGGCCTCTCGTGTGGTGGAACACAAGAACAGATTGTTCTTTGCTAAAGGGTCTACCTTAGTGTATACAGCACCGTTTGCTGAGACTGACTACACACCGGGTAACGGGGCTGGTATAATTAATGTCGGGGACACAATCTCTGGGCTAATTGTCTTTCGAGATGAATTGATTGTCTTTTGTAACGACAAGATCAAACGTCTGATTGGCTCTAGTCCCTCCGATTTTGTACTTAGAACAATCACTCTAAAAACTGGCTGCGTTGACGGAGACACTATTCAAGAAGTTGGTGGTGACATCCTCTATCTTGGCCCAGACGGTATTAGGTATTTAAGTGCTACAGAACGTAATGAGGATTTTGGGCTAGCTCGTGCCTCTGAGTCAATTCAAAAAGACATTACTACAACATTTGTAGGGGGAAGTTCCTATTCCTCCTTTACCGTTCGTAAGAAGGCTCAGTATCGTATTTTTAGATACGATCTAGCTACGACACGGGAAAATTCTGTAGGGTATTTGGGAACTCGTTTTGAGGATCAACAACCTTCCGGAATTGCTTGGGGGCTGGTGAAGGGCATAAAAATCTTCTCTGCGGACAGTAAACAATTTGGCTCTACAGAAATTATTCTCTTTTTGAATGAGGATGGTTATGTCTACGAGGCAGAAAAAGGATTTAGTTTTGATGGCACTCCTATAAGTTGCCTGTTCACCACTCCTTTTATACCGATAACTGACCCACAGGTACGTAAGACTTATTACAAGCACACGCTCTATCTAAAGAGTCAGGGTGAGGTAGATATTAGCTTGCGCGTCATCCTTGATTTTGACGCACCTGATAGCATTCAACCTCAAACTATACCTATCCAGAACAACACAAGTGGCCTTGCTATCTGGGGGGCTATCACTTGGGGGTCGTTTATCTGGGGTGGTGCTATCCGTAGTGCTTATGAAAATCAAATTGTAGGAAGCTCTTTTGGGGTTGCTCTTTCTTACTCAGAATCTAGCACTCTTCCATCTTTTTCGTTAGACACTGCGATATTAGAGTATAAACAAAATGACAGAAAATAATGTAGAAAAGCTTGTGAAAGCTTGGGGAGGTGTAGTATCGCTGGATATGTAAGACAACGAGACGCCAATATCGCTAACGGCGGGGCCGGCAACGCCAGTGATGTTAAAGCCGAATTTGATCAAGTACAGCTTGCATTCAACGCAACGACTGGCCATAAACATGACGGCTCGACTGGTGAGGGTGTGCCAATCACCGTAACTGGTGCTGGACAAGACTATATCTTTGACCCCTTGTTTATCAAACCTAAAATTACAGCAACCTATGATCTTGGGTCATCTTCTTTCCGATTTAAGGATGGGCATTTTAGTGGCACTGTCTCTGTTGCAGCCCTCACTGCTTCTGGGGCCATTTCTGCTGCGTCGGGTACAATTGGTGGGGTGGCTATTACCACTGCAACCAACACGCAAACCCTGACTGGCAAAACTATCGACCTTGGGTCTAACACTGTTACAATGACTTCTGCTCAGTTGGCAACAGCTTTGACTGATGAGACTGGTACAGGGGCTAACGTATTTGCTGGGTCTCCGGCCCTCACAGGTACTCCCACAGCACCTACAGCCGCAGCGGCCACAAATACCACTCAGATTGCTACGACGGCTCATGTCTT